AAGGTGATGAGTGAAGCCTCTTTTGAGGCTTTTATGCGTATCTGGTTCCAGCTACTGCAAGGCCAATACTTCAGGAAGAACTGGCACCACACTTACCAGTGCCAACTTGCCGAGCAGGTTTACCAGGGGAAAATTAAGCGCGGTATTGTGAATGTAGCGCCAGGCTCAACCAAGACAGAGATATGGTCAATACACTGGCCTGTGTGGTGCATCATCCAGTGTATCAAGGAAGGTCGCTCAACCAGGTGGCTACCGCTTAGCTATTCCGATGACCTGGTAACTGAAAACAGCGCCAGGGTAAAAGAGATCATCGACAGCGAGGAATTTCAATCATTGTGGCCGATGAAGCAGAGCAAGGACACCAAAGGTAAGAGTGACTGGAAGTACCATGACCAGAACGACAATATGCACCGCATGTTTGGTACCAGTATCAACGGCCAGGTAACAGGGCGCCGGGCAGGCTTCATGCAAGAAGGTTTTACCGGGGCGCTTATCCTTGATGACCCGATGCCACCTAAAGACCAGAACAGTGCAAAGGTGATGGATAAGGGCAACAAGCAGCTGAACCGAGTCGTGCGCTCACGTTTGGCACATGATGGTGTGCCTATCATTATGGTTCAGCAGCGTATCGGTAAAGGCGACAGTACCGACTTCCTGTTAAGTGACAAGGCGCCTGATGATTACCTTGTGTATAAGGTCCCGGCGCTCATTGATAGGGAATACCTGGATTCGTTGCCGGCAGATATGCGCGAGGCGTGTATCCATGACACCAAGTTCACCGGAAAGCGCACCAGCTACTGGCCAGACAAAGAACCAACAGAGGTATTACTCGCCATGGAGAAAGCAGACGCGTATATGTTCAGTTCGCAGTACCAGCAAAACCCTGATGAAGCACTGGCTGAAGGCGTTGTGTACAAGAAAGAGGTTGAGCTACTTATTGAAGAAGGCCGCTATTGTGCCATTCCGGTTGAGAAGTCATTGCCGGTTTACACGTTTTGGGATCTTGGTATCAATGACGATATGGTTTTGTGGCTTATGCAGCCGCACCGCAAAGAGCTACGCATGATAGCCTGCTATGGCAATAACAACGAAGGCATGGAGCACTATATCAACTGGCTACATGACTTTTCCGACAAGTACGGCATTAGATACGCCGAGCATTTAGGGCCACATGATCTGGCAGTGCGCGACTTGATGACCAAGCGTATCCGCATTGAGGTAGCCAAGACCATGGGTATCAAGTTCACGCTGGTTGAGCGTTGTAAGAGTAAGCGTGACAGTATCAACGCTTTGAAGATGCTGTTCCCGCGTATCTGGATTGATAACGCCAGGTGTGAGAAAGGTTGGGATGGCCTCAAGGCATTGCGCCGCGAGTGGGATCACGACAACGAAACCTTCAAAGATCAGACAGGGCCCAAGTGGGCAACAAACTACACCGATGCAATTCAGCAGATGGGCTTGCATTGGAAAGACAAAGAACCGAAGAAGCCAGCCAAGCCAATGCCGATGGGTACCGGTGGCTGGATGGGCGCGTAACAGGAGAAAGCCATGCTACCAGGTAACGAACCAATTAAGACCAGGGATGACGACAGCCAAGAGGCAATGCTTCAGGAAATACGAGAGAGAGCGGCACACGCCGTTACTTGTTGGAAGCATAACTTTGATGCAGCACAGGAAGATATTACCTTCCTGGCCGGCCAGCAATGGCCTGAGTCTGTGCGCAAGGAACGTGAGGATGAAGGCCGCCCATGCTTAACGCTCAACAAGTTGCCGCAATATGTTGACCAGGTATTGGGTGATCAGCGACAGAACCGCCCGGCTATCCAGGTTCACCCGGTTGAGGCTAACGCCACCAAGGACACAAGCAAGGTTCCTAATGTGGCCGGCACTTCTGATTACAGCCTGGCAGAAGTATATGAAAGCCTGATCCGCAACATTGAGTATACGAGTAACGCAGAAGCGCACTATGACAACGCATTCCAGCACGCAGTTGAAGGTGGCTTTGGCTGGTTGCGAGTGTTGACCAAGTACAGCACTGACGATGCCTTTGACCTGGATTTGTGCATTAAGAGCATTCATAACCGCTTTGCTGTGCTGATGGACCCGGACGCAACAGAGCCAGACTACAGTGATGCAAACTGGTGCTTTATCAGTGAGCGTATGAGCAAGGCCGAGTTTAAGAAGCGGTACCCTGGTAAGGCCGTTGGTGATCTCAGTGATGCAGAGCGTGGCGAGTACAGCTGGTGGACCAATGAAGAAGGTGTGCGTGTATCTGAATACTTCTACCGTGAACCAGTCACCCGTAAGCTGTTATTGCTGAGTGATGGCCGCACCGTTTGGGAAGATGAAGTAAAGGATGTGCTTGATGAGTTGCGCGAACTTGGCACGACAGTCACGCGTGAAAGACGCGTCAAAACGTACAAGGTTAAATGGATGAAGGTCACAGCATATGATGTATTGGAAGGTCCAGTTGATTGGCCTGGCTCAACCATTCCAGTGGCACCGGTACTTGGTAAGGAAATGGTGCTAGGCGATAAGACTTACTACCGTGGCCTTATCCGCTTTGGTAAGGATGCGCAGCGTATGCACAACTACTGGATGACAGCAGCAACAGAGCGTGTTGCTCTTGCACCAAAAGCGCCATGGGTAGCGCCAGCAGAGTCCATTGAAGGTTATGAGGAAGAATGGAACCAGGCTAACCGCAAGAACATGAGCGTTCTACGCTACAACGCGTTACCAGGTGTTGACCGTCCTCAGCGTGATATGCCGGCCAGTATGCCAGCGGCAGAGCTTCAGCTTGCATTGAGCGCCACTGATGAAATGAAAGCGACCATTGGCCTGTATGATGCGAGTGTCGGTGCTCAGGGTAATGAGCAAAGCGGCAAGGCTATTCTTGCACGACAGCGCCAAGGTGATCGCGGTACGTTTGCTTATATCGACAACTTGAGTCGTGCTATTCGCCGTGTAGGCCAGATACTGATTGAGCTTATCCCGCGTGTATATGACAGTGAGCGCGTGTTGCGTTTACGTTTCCATGATGGTGAGGGTGATTGGGTGCAGATAAACCAGATGATTATGGACGAGGAAACTCAAAAGCCAGTCCTGGTTAACGATATTGCAGCAGGTAAGTTTGATGTGACTGTTAAGGCAGGCCCAAGCTACCAGACGCAGAGAATGGAAGCGGCAGACAGCTTAATGCAGTTTGTACAGGCTGTGCCGGCAGCTGGTGGAGTGGTCCTTGATCTTATTGCCAAGAACATGGATTGGCCAGGCGCCCAGGATATTGCACGCCGGCTACAGAAAACATTGCCGCCAGGCATTCTTGATCAGGATGAAATGGAGGAAGCAGGTATTGAACCGCCTCAACCGTCACCAGAGCAGCAAGCTAACATGGCTCAGGCTCAAGCCGAGATGGAGAAAGCCAAAGCAGACACCGCCAAAGCACAAGCCGATATGGCAATGGCACAAGCTAAGACAGCTGAAGCGCAGGCGAAGCTGGCAGAGATAGAGCAGGCCGCAATGATGGCCGGGCCAGGCTCACTTGAAGAAACTGTGCGTAACCTGGTTGCTGAGGCAATGGCAGAGCTAATGGCTCAAAGCCAAGGTTAAGCTTAACGTGATTGCTCATTAGTATTTTCACGTTATAATGTCAAGTAGTTATAAGCTACCCATGGCTTCATGGGGTTAAACAATCCGCGACAGGAGAGAGCGCGCATGGCAGACGAAAACAAAGCCACTGATACCGACAACTTTGAAGTTGTTACTACCGAGGCCGCCGAAACTGAGCAAGCACCAGAGCCTGCAAAGGCAGATGAGCAAACTCAGGTTCAAAAACCAGAGGGTGATGAATCGGCCACCGCCCAAGAGCAGGATGAAGGCAAGCAGGAAGGCCAGGACGATGACAAGGACAGTGGCAAGGATGATGCCGATGAACAAGACGCCGATGACGATGCCGGCGAGGAAGCGAACCACCGCCGAGGCCGTGGCCGTTTTCAGAAGCGCATTGACCGCTTGACTAAGCGTGCAGCTGAAGCAGAGCGCCGAGCTCAAGAAGCAGAGCGTAAACTGCAAGAAGCTGAAGGCAAGAAGGGTGGCAAGGCTAAGCCTGAAACCCAGGACGATGAAGGCGAACCTGATCCGTCAGACTTTGATAGCTATGACGAGTACCTTGATTCCTTGGCCGACTGGAAAGCTGATCAGAAGATTGGCGCCAAAGGTAAGAAGGGCGACAAGGCCGCAGATGATGACAGCAGCAAAGACAAAGGCGACCAGGATGCAGAGTTCACTGAAGCACTTGAGGATGTGCAGGACGCATTTAGCGAAACGCGCAAAACACTCAAGGACTTTGATGAAGTAATCGGCCAAGAGGATTTGCAGATCACCCGCGATATGGTTGTTGCCATGGCGGATTCTGATGATCCAGGAGCAATTGCCTACCACCTTGGTAAGAACAAGCAAGAGGCAGCACGCATTGCGAAACTATCACCTATTGCCCAGGCAAAGGAGATTGGCAAAATCGAAGCTAAGCTTGCAGCCAAACCGCAACAGCCCGGTAAAAAGACAACTAGCGCCCCGGACCCGATTGATCCTGTTAAGGGAAGCGACTCAACCAGTAAAGCACCACAAGATATGGACTTTGCTGAATACGAGCGCACTCAGAACGAAAAGGAACAACGTGGTGGCCGAGGCTTTTGGTAACAGAAACTTTGGAGTATTAAGCCATGAGCGTACAAGGTGAAAAGGGTAATCGCATCTTAACGGATGACATTATCATCAAAGAGGCGTTACGCCTTCTCAAAAACAACTTGGTAACAGCACCGCTTGTTTACCGTGACCTGGAAAAGCGTTTTGCAAAGGTTGGTGACACTATCAGCCTGAAAAAGCCTTTCCGTACTAAAACCGCGTCAGGTCGTGTGTTGCAGAAGCAGCCAATGGTCGATCAGACAATCCCATTCCAGATTAACCGCCAAGAGCACTTTGGTCTGGAAGTAACCATGCGTGACCGCACGCTGAGCATTGAGCAGTTCTCAGAGCGTTACCTGAAGTCTGGTATTATCCAGCTGGCCAACGTGATTGACCGCTCTATCCTGCTTGAAATGAAGAAAGCGTTTTTCAGTTCAGGAACGCCAGGCACTGCGATCGGCACTAAGTCATTCCACCTGGCGAAAGCCTACATGGGTAACGTGGCTGTACCTGATGATGGTATGCGCCGTTGTATCTTGAACATGCTTGATGGCGCTGAGATCAGTGACGCAATCAGCAACAAGTACAATGAAGCAATGGTGAAAGGTGCGTTGCAGAAGGGTTACATGGGTCCACTTGCAGGTTTTGACCTGTTCGAGTCTGCGAACATTCCTGTTCACGTTGTTGGTGCGCATGGTGGTACGCCGTTGACTAATGGTGCAAACCAAACCGGATCAAGCATTGTTACTGATGGTTGGGGCACTGGTGTAACTGGATTGCTGAAAGAAGGTGATGTTATTACCTTTGCTGGCGTCTATGAGATCAACCCGCAAAGCTACCAGTCAACAGGCCGCT